TCGGCAACTCGGTCGGCACGCCCGGCACGACCCCGGCCACCTCGCTCGTTCTGTTGCAGGCGCAGCAGAAGCTGAATGAGAACGCCGCTGTCATGTCGCCGCGCTACGCGACGGTCAATCCGGCCGCCAACGCGTCGCTGATCGAAGGCATGAAGGGCCTGTTCAACCCTGTTTCGGCTATCTCGAAACAGTTCAAGAACGGCATCTTCGGCGAAGGCATTCTCGGCTACGAAGAGCTGAATATGTCGCAGTCGATCAAGCAGTTCACGACGGGCTCGCGCACCGGCACCGTGACGGTCAGCACCTCGGTCACGACCGAAGGCTCGACCACGGTTGTCCTGACGGGCCTCGGCTCGACGGTCATCAAGGCTGGCGACGTGTTCACGATTGCTGACTGTTACGCCGTCAACCCGCAGACCCGTGAGTCGACCGGCTCGCTGTATCAGTTCGTTGCTCTGGCCGACGTTACGGCGTCGACCACCGCTTCGGTCACTGTCCCGGCGATGTATTCGGCTTCGCAGGCTCTCGCCACGGTCGACGCTCTGCCGGTTTCCGGTAAGGCTGTCACGTTCTTCGGCGCTGCGTCCACGCAGTATCCGCAGAACATGATCTACCACAAGGACGCCATCGCGTTCGCCACGGCCGACCTTCTGCTCCCGCAGGGCGTCGACATGGCTTCGCGCCAGGTTCACAACGGTATCTCGCTCCGCGTTGTCCGTCAGTATGACATCAACAACGACCGACTGCCCTGCCGTATTGACGTTCTGTATGGCTACAGCGTCATTCGTCCGCAGATGGCGGTTCGCCTTTGGGGCTAACAGAAGGGGCTTCGGCCCCTTCTTCCTCTCAAATTAAGGAGCATTGAATCATGGCTATCACTACTCAGGGCGCTTCCTACCCGCTTGAATCGTTCGGCCCCAATCCGGCGTTTCCGTCGGGCACGGGCGGCTATCAGCTTGGCGCTGGCGATCTTAACGAACCGAATATTCAGGTCGCCGTTGTCACGTCTTTGACGGGCGACGCGACGCTGACGGCTACTCAGGTCGCGGGCGGCATCATTGCCTGCAACAAAGGTAGCGACGCCGGCCTTACGGTCACGACGCCGACCGCTGCGGCGCTGGATACGGCTAACCCCAGCATGAAAGTTGGTTCGACTTTCGAACTGACGATCACCAATAATAATAACAGCGGCGCTTCGTCGACTGTTACGTTTACTGGTGGCACGGGCGTCACGGTTGTCGGCTCGCCTACGGTTGCTCGTTACGGCGGAGCGACCTACCGTTTCGTCAAGACGGGCACGGCTGCTTACTCGGCTTATCTGAAGTAAGGAGGGCGTAATGCCTAATACTAAACCGGTAGGCGTTGCATATTCGGACCCGGAACTTACTTCCGGCACGACGATTAGCGGCGCGGCTATCACGTCGTCGACATTCACGTCTTCGGCTACGACTGGCGCGGTCATCGCCAACGCCACGGCGGGAATTTATTTCCTGACTTCGGCTATTACGGCTAACTCGACCACGACGACCGCTCCGGTCGGTTCGCTGGCGACGACGACCAATGCTACGGGCACTGGCAAGCTGTTCATTTCGGACGGTAGCAAATGGCAGTATCCGGTAGTCGCCTAATCTAATCCTACAGGCGGGCTACGGCCCGCCTGGCCCTCACCATAGGTGTAAAATGGCCCTGATTTATTTGCGTCATGAGGTTCATGGCGTTAAGATCGCTACGCTAGAATTAGAAGCCGAAGCCGACGAAGAGAACGGCTGGGAAAGGTTCGATCCAAATGACGACAGCGTACGATCAGATCAACGGGGCGCTGAGACTTCTGGGCGTTCTCGCAGAAGGCGAAACGCCCTCAGCGGAGACGGCGCAGGACGCGCTGATGGCGCTGAACCAGATGATCGACTCGTGGAACACGGAACGTCTGGCGGTCTTTTCGACTCAGGATCAAGTATTTCTATGGCCGCCCGGCGAACTTAACCGGACGCTTGGCCCGACTGGTGATTTTGTTGGTAATCGACCTGTCCTGCTGGACGACGCAACTTATTTCCGCGATCCGCAGACCAATGTGTCTTACGGCATAAAATTCATCAATCAGCAGCAGTATGACGGTATCGCCGTCAAAACTGTCACGTCGACCTATCCGCAGGTCATATTCGTCAACAATACGTTCCCTGACATTGATATGTTTGTCTACCCCAAGCCGCTGCGCGAGCTTGAATGGCATTTTATCTCTGTCGAGGAACTGACGCGCCCCGCCGCGCTGGCGACACAATTGACGTTTCCGCCGGGTTATCTGCGTGCTTTCCGCTATAATCTGGCCTGTGAAATGGCCCCTGAATTTGGCGTCGAGCCGTCCGCGCAGGTGCAGCGCATCGCTATGTATAGCAAGCGCAATCTGAAGCGCATCAATAATCCTGACGACATCATGGCGCTGCCTTACAGCATCGTCGGCACGCGTCAGCGCTATAATATCTACGCCGGAAACTACTAATGAAGACGCCGATTCTTGGCTCGTCTTATGTCTTGCGTAGCCCCAATGCGGCGGATAGCCGCATGGTTAACCTATATCCTGAGATCGTGCCGGAAGGCGGCAAAGAAGCCGCATGGCTTCAGCGCGCGCCGGGCCTGCGTCAGCTCGCCGTGTTTCCGACTGGCCCCGTGCGTGGTCTTTGGCAGTACGGCGACTATGGGTATGCAGTTGCGGGCACGAAACTATACCGCGTCGACACGGACTGGACGTATCACGAGCTTGGCACCGTCGCCGGCGCTGGCCCGGTCAATATGGTCGACAACGGCACGCAGCTATTCATAGCCGCCGGCGCTAACGGCTACATCTACAATAATACGGATGTTACGCTGAGCTGTAACACGACAAACGGCGACGCCACGGTCACGACCGCTGACACGTCGCTGATCTGGGTCGGGCTTCCGGTTACAGGTTCTGGCGTACCTAGCGGAACGACGGTCGCCAGCATTACAAACGACACGACATTTGAATTGTCCGCTAACGCTACGGCCACAGCGACGGTCGATCTGACGTTCTCGCCGCTATTCAGTGAAATTACTGACCCAGACTTTCCTGGCGCTGTCGGCGTTGGTTTTATTGACGGCTATTTTGTTTTTAACGAACCTAACAGCCAGCGCTTTTGGGTCACGGAATCTTATAATGGCTTAAATATTGACGCGCTGGATTTTGCCAGCGCGGAAGGCTCGCCGGACAATCTTGTCACGCTGATCGTCGATCATCGTGAAATTTGGCTGTTTGGCGTTAACACGGTCGAAGTCTGGTATGACGCCGGCACGCCTGATTTTCCTCTTGCGCGTATTCAAGGCGCGTTCAACGAAATTGGTTGTTTAGCTGCCTATTCGGTCGCCAAGCTGGATAACGGTTTGTTTTGGCTTGGCCGTGACGCTCGCGGTAATGGTATCGTTTACCGCTCGAAAGGCTACTCCGGCGAGCGCATATCGACGCACGCTGTCGAGTGGCAGATCCAGCAATATTCAACGCTTAACGACGCTGTGGCCTATACCTATCAGCAGGACGGTCATAGCTTCTATGTGCTAAACTTTCCGACCGCCAATACGACGTGGGTTTACGACGTGGCGACGGGCGTTTGGCATGAGCGCGCTGGCTGGGAAAACAACGAGTTTACGCGCCATCGTGGCAACTGCCAGATGAACTATAACAATGAGATCGTCATTGGCGATTACGTCGGCGGCGGTCTTTTTGCCTATGACTCAACGGTCTATACAGAAGCCGGGTCAATTCAAAAATGGCTGCGCTCTTGGCGAGCGTTGCCGACTGGCCAGAATAATCTCAAACGCACGACGCAGCATAGTCTGCAACTTGACTGTGAGACGGGCGTTGGCCTCACTGGCGACGATTATCAGTATCTTGAGTTTCGAAACCTTGCGACCGAAAATAACGATTATCTCATAACTGAGAACGGCGATTATATCGTCACGCAAGCGGCTGTGCTGGCCCCTGGCGTTAATCCGCAAGTCATGCTGCGCTGGTCAGACGATGGCGGGCATACTTGGTCAAATGAGCATTGGAAGTCGATGGGCCGCGTTGGGCAGTATGGCTACCGAACGATCTGGCGGCGTCTTGGCATGACGCTCAAAATCCGCGACCGCGTGTATGAGGTGTCAGGCACTGATCCGGTCAAGATCGCCATTATGGGCGCTGAACTCATAATGGACCCGACAAATGCCTGATAACAATACGCTTATTCCGGCAGCGCGTGTCCCGATCTGGGACAAGATAACGGATTATGTAACCCGCGAATGGTATCGCTGGTTTTATAATATCTATGTGTCCGTTGAAAATGGCCGTCGGTATGGATCATATTACGATACGACGACGCAGACTGCGGCGGCGGCTAATACCGCCTACGCTATGAAATTGAATAGCGTCGCCAGTAAAATTAACGATGGCCCGCTGCAATACGGTGTTTATGTAGGCACGCCAAATTCGCGTGTTTATGTAGACAATACAGGAACTTACAATATACAGTTTTCGGCGCAATTCATTAGCACTAACGCCAGCTCTAAAGATGTTCATATATGGCTAAGTGTAAACGGAACGTCGGTGCCGGATTCAGCGACCAAAATTACATTATCGGGGTCTAGTAACGCCTATGTCGCGGCGTGGAATTTCGTGGTAAGTCTAACCGCAGGCGATTATTTTGAGCTATATTGGGAAACGACGAATACGAATGTCTCAGTATTAGCCACTACTGCGTCGGGGAATATCCCCGCCATTCCTTCGGTCATTCTGACCGTTACCAGTATCGTAGGTGGATAAATGGCCGTTATCACTCCAATCCCTAAAACGCAGTTCATCGGAGCTGACGGCATCCCGTTGGTCGGCGGTAAGGTTTATACCTACCAAGCTGGCACGACTAGCCCACAGGTCACTTATACTGACTCGACCGGCTCGGAAGCCAACACCAATCCGATCATTCTCGACTCTCGCGGCGAAGCGAATATCTGGCTCGGCGAGGCGACGTATAAGTTCAAACTGACCGATGCCAATGACGTTGAGCAATGGACGGTCGACTATATCTCCGCGCCGACGACGGCTGTGTCGCCCGTTCTGACGGGTAACGTCACGATCTCAACTGACTCGTCCGGCCCGGCGCTCAAGGTTACGCAGACCGGCACCGGCGATGTTATGCGCGTGCAGGACAGCGTCGACCCTGACCTGACGCCATTTGTCATTAACTCTGCCGGTCTTGTTGGCCTCGGCACGGTCGCGCCAGCCGAAGCGCTCGACATTGACAATGACGGAAAAATTCAATTTTCCGCTAACGGCACGCCGCGCACGGTCATCTCGGCCGACGCAACCAACTCGACCTTTGACGTTCGTGATAACCGCAACTTTGTTGTCAGGACGAACGGCGGCAACCGCTTTACTGTCGCCGGTTCGGGCGCGGTTACGTTCTCTGGTGCGGTTACGTTCTCTGGCGGCGTCGCCGTTACGGGCAACAGCACCGTTACCGGCACGTTAGGCGTAAGCGGCGCGCTTACAGTCAGCTCGGGCGGCGCAGCTATTACTGGCAACAGCACTGTCACCGGCACGTTAGGTGTAAGTAATGCGCTTACAGTCTCGGCTGGCGGCGCAACGATTACAGGCAACAGCGCTGTCACGGGCACGTTTACGTCGTCGGGCGCTTTGACCGTATCTTCGGGCGGCGCGGCTATTTCGGGTAACAGCTCGGTCACGGGCACTTTCGGCGTTAGCGCCGCGACGACGCTTTCTTCGACGCTAGGCGTGACGGGCGCGGCTACATTTTCGTCGACGATGTCTGTTACTGACAACGTGACGGCCGCCACGGCTCCGACGCTTGGAAGCCATCTTACAAATAAAACTTATGTCGACGGCCAGACAGCTCTGAAGCTGAACCTGTCCGGCGGCACGATGACTGGCAATCTTGCCATCATTAACAGCACCACGGAAATGACGCTGACGCTTGGCTCGTCTGGCGGCTATTTTTATGGTAACGCGACGACGGCCGGATTTAAAAATAGCGGCGGCACGGCGCGTGTCTCTTGGAATATTTCTTCCGGCGACTTCACGGCGGCGGGCAACGTCACGGCGTATTCTGACGCGCGGCTGAAAACAAACGTCAAGACGATTGAAAATGCGCTGGCGCTTACGAATCAGATGCGCGGCGTTTTTTATGATCGTATCGACACGGGCGTCGCCAGCGTCGGCGTGATTGCGCAGGAAATGCAGGCTGTTCTGCCGCAGGTCGTCGTGCCGCATGAAGACAAGCTGACGGTTGCGTATGGCAACATTGTCGGCGTTTTGATCGAAGCCGTCAAAGAGCTGACCAAACGCGTCGAAGAGTTGGAGAGTAAATAATGGCTCTTCCGCCCAGTGGAACCATATCTATAAATGACGTGAACACTGAGTTTGCGCTTGGGCAGAATATGGCCGCCTATCGCGGACAGCTTTACGGCACGACGAGCGGGACGGCTGGCGTATTTTCGTCAGGAACTATCAATCTGTCGGATTTTTACAGCACGCAAAAAGTAGTCGCAGGCGGCCCTACCAGTCTTTCTTCGGGTAGCTATACGGTTCCACCGTATAGGACGATCACCTTTACGGCTGTTGGCGGAAGCGGCGGCGCAACAGGCGCTAATGGCGTTTATTCAGGCGGCCCTTTTAACGGCACGCCTATTGCTGGTTTGGCCGGTGGTTCTGGCGGCGCTTCATCAGTAGGCACTTATGTGTCCGCTGCGGGCGGCGGTCCCGGCGCAGCCGGTTCATCAGCTTCATCAGGCGCGTTGACCAATCCGGTTTTAGGCGGCACAGGGCCAACATCCGGCAATTCGGTCACCGTTACAGTCGGCGCTGGCGGCACAGGTGGTCGCGGCGGCGAGATCAATGTCTGGAACGGATCGGTCTATGTTTTTACCGGCTATGCCGCATCTGGCGCAAACGGCGCGGCAGGTTCTGTCACCGTATCATGGACAGCGTAATGACGGTGCTATATCATCATTTTGCGTGAGACACAGAGGTTAGATTATGGACCCGTTTACAATGGCTCTCCTTGGCAGCACGGCGACGGGTCTTGGCTCGGCGTTTCTAGGCTCGCGTGCTTCTAGCCAAGCCTCTCAGGCTCAGTCTCAAGCGGCCATGATGTCTGCGATTATTCAGGCGCAGCAGGCCGAACAGGCCCGTCAGGATATTCTTCGCGGTCAAGGCCAAGCAGCGCAGGCGATCACGGGCGCGCAAGGCCCGACGCTGGAATCATTGCGCACATCGTCGCAGCAGGCGCAGGATCTTCTGCGTGGCGGCACGGCTGCCGCTTCTGCCGAACTTCAGGCTGCGCGTCAGGCTTCTATTGATCCATTGCTTCAGGCTCAGGCAGCGCAGCAGCAGGCGCTTTACGGCGGCGCTGGCGGTCAGATCGGCGCGCTGACGGGCGGCGCGCAGCAGGGCGCGCAGGCGATCCAGCGGGGCACGCGTCAGGGTGTCGGCGCTCTTGGCGGCGCGTACGGCGCGCAGGCCGGCTATCAGCAGCCGTATGTATCGACGGGCGCTGGCGCGCAGAATCAGCTTGCGGCGCTTTATGGTGTTGGCAGCGACCCTAACGCGCCGGGTTACGGCTCGTTTATGCAGCAGCCGACGCTCGCGCAGTTGGAAATGGACCCAGGCTATGCCTTCCGATTTGGCGAAGGCCAGCGGGCTATGCAAGCGGCGTCTGGCGCGTCTGGTATGCGTGGGTCTGGCGCGGCTTTGAAAGCCGCAACGCGTTATGGTCAGGAAGCCGGAAGCCAAGAATACGCCAATGCGTATAACCGCTTCATGGCTAATCGTCAGGCGGCAGCGGCCGGGCTTCAGGGTCTTGCTGGCGCTGGTCAGGGCGCAGCTAACGTCATGTCGCAGGCGGCCGGCAATCTTGGCACGGGCATGGCGGGGCTTTACGGCACGCAGGGCACCAATCTGGCTAACATCGCCGGTCAGCAAGGTCAGAACGTCGCTAACGTCTATGGCGCGCTTGCTCCAAACTTGGCCAATATATACGGCACGACCGGCCAGAATGTCAGCAACATACAGTCCGCCACAGGCCAGAACCTTGCAAACCTTCAGGCGCAGCAAGGCACCAATCTGGCGGCTAATGTGCTGGGCACTGGTCAAAACATCGCCAATGTCTACTCCGGCACCGGCACCAATCTGGCGAATATCTACACGGGCACCGCGCCGCAGCTCGCCAACATTTCGCTTGGCACCGGGCAGGCGCTTGGCACTGGATTGGAGAACGCCGCGCAGGCGCGTGCGTCCGGCTACATGGGCGGCGCGACTGCTCTTGGTCAGGCGCTCCAGTCGCCTATGCAGAACTACATGGCGTATAGCATGATGAATCAGTTTGCGCCGCAGGGCACGCAATATGCCGGCGCAAGTCAGTTGCCCGGCATTTATAGAAGCGGCGGCGTTCTTAATTCTATCTTCGGGAGCTGATAATGCCCGTTCGTTATGACATCGCCGCTCAAGTCCCGCAGTATGGCGGCGGCTTCGACCCCATGAATATGTTCGCGCAGATGCAGACGATGGATTATCGCCAGCGTCAAAATGCGCTCGCAGAAATGCAAATGGCTGAATACGCGCGTAAGTTGCAAGCTATGCAGCAGCTTCGCGGTATATCTCCTAATTTCGAAGACCCGCGTTTTGCGCAGCAAACTTGGCAGTATGACCCCGAAACTGCCATGCAGGTTCAAAATGTCATAAGACAGGGCGCAGCGCAAAGAGCCACCGAAGAGGCGCAACGCGCGGCGGCCGGTTATCATACCGGGATGTTGGGCCTCGCTCGGCAAAAACAACAGTTAGAGACGCCTGAAATTATGGCTAAAGGCCGTAAAGAAACGGCGGCGGCAACCGGCGAAGATATTAAAGCCGCACAGCGTCTTGTTGCGCCGGCGTTTATGGCCCGTGACCCGGAAACTTTTGCGGCGCGGTATGCTCAAGTTTACCCGGATCTTCCTGCTAGTGTGCAAAAGCGTCTTGGCGCGCGGCCGGAAATGCAAGACATTGAAGCGTTCTTGTCGACGCCGGAAGAAATTTTACAGGCCCGCAAACCTATTTCTGGCGTAAAAGCCGGCGAAACGATTGTGACGCCGACTGGCCGTCCGGGCGAACCAGCTATTGCTGTTGAGCCAGAGTACCGCGCGCCAAACGCAATGGTGACGAATCAGCCGGGGATGAATGTATTGGCGCAGCAAGGTCGCATGCCTGCTATTGCCGCCGACGTTAACGCACCCGTTGACCCGATTGTCGCTAGGGCGCTTCGCAAACAAGCGACACTTCAGCAGTTGCCGCCTGGCCCGGCGCGCGAGACGGCTGGCGCGCGTATGGATCTGCGCGATACACTTGACACGGTCAGCACGGGACTTGGTGCTTTGGCAGAAGCCGGCGGTATTCCGCAGGCTGGCGCGTCTACTGCGGCGAATTGGAAAGCCGCGTTTCGTAAAAGCCCGACAGGTCAGGCGCTTGGCGGTCTTAGCGACAGCGAGGTTAATGCGCAGCTTGCGGCGCTCCGCACCACGTCGGCGGTTCTCAAGGCCCAGCTCCGTAAAGGTCTTGAAATGGGTATTACCCAGATGGACGCGGTTAAAGAAGCCGAAAAACTTGACGCGGCGTTTCTTAACCCAGACAAAATAAAAGGTCTTAGTGAAGGCTATGCTTCTGTTGAAGCCCTGCGCAAATTGTTGGGCGGCGGTGAAACTGCTAAACCGACGACACGCGGTAGAGCTGGTGAAGAGTCTAAGCCGACAGGCGGCATTGTTGATTGGGGGAGTCTTAAATAATGGACGTTAGGCTTCCTGATGGAACGGTCATCAATAATGTGCCGGAAGGCACTACTAAAGCGCAGCTTTTAACTAAGCTGAAGGCTAACGGTTATGATGTCAGTTCGCTTGAAGCTAAACAGCCCGAAGTCACTGGCGAAGTTGGGTTTTTAAGCTCGCCTGAAGGAGTCGGCGGCACAAGAATAGGGCGGCTTCCTAAGGGCGGGTTTGGTGAAACCGCAACCGGCAAAACGCTTGGCTATCTTGGCGAAACGATTGAGAATATACCTGAAAGCGCCATCGGCATGGGCGCTAGAGGATATGACATTGCGCAAGGTCTTATCGGCTTAGCGACGCCAGAAGGCCGCGCTGCTGCCGGCGAAGCTATCCAAGGCATTCCGCAGGCTGTTCATAAAGAGATTATGGGCGCGGTCGTAAGTCCGCTAAAAACAGCCGGCAGAATAAAAGAGTCGTTCAGAACTGATCCGCTTGGCACGATGGCGGGTGTCTCCGCGCTTACGGGCGGTATCGGCGCTTTAGCGCGTCCCGGCAATATGCTCGCCCGTATTTCCCAGGCTACTAATCCGCTTGCGGTTCCTGAAATGGCGGCGCGCGGCGTCACCGGCGGGTATGAGCGCTTTGTGTCGCCCATTGTTTCTCAGGCTGGCGCTGAACGCGCGGCAGGATCAAAGCTATATGAGACTGCGTTTGATCCCGCAGCAGCGGCGCAAGCTATGCGTCGAGAACCGCTCAGTATTATAGGCGAGGTGCCGGCGGCACAAAGGCTGGCTGAAGCTAGACAATTCGAGCCTGGGCTTGCCACGCTTCAGGCCGATCTTATGACCGGCGAAACGGCGATAGGGCGTGAATCAATCTTGACTGAACAGCGCCGCCTTTCGGCGCTTCAGCAACAACTTCATGCTATTGACCAAGATATTCTTCAGCGTGGCCAAGCGATGTCGCCGCAAGAAGCGGCGTCTGTCTCTCGCATTCGCAACGACATCACTCAGTCTATAGCGGCGGGTGAACAACGTATTCAGCAAGGACTGAGCCAGACTGGCGCTCAGATTCCAGCGACTAATCCGCTTACCTCTGGCGAAGCTGTGGCAGCGCGTACTCAGCAGATCCGCGACGCATTCCGCGAAGAAAGAATATCGCCGGCATACGAGGCCGCTTTTCGGTCAGCCGGTAACCAACGCATTCCGGTAGATAATGTCATCGCTGACGCCGAACGTATTATTGGCGCGCGGCTGGCGGATGTGCCACTTGGCGTGGCCAATCGCACTGTTGCCGATCTTAGAGAATTGCAAAATGGCGCGACATTGCGCCAGCTTGACCGCGTCCGTAAGTCTGTAAACAAAGACATCGCGGCGGCGCAATCGGCGGGTCGTCCATTGGGCGATCTTATGGATCTCCATAATTCTATCGACGAGGCTGTCCGCGCCAGTGACTTACCAATGCGGGCGCAGCTTCAATATTCTAACGCGCTTAATCTTTACCGTAGCGAGTTTGTTCCTCGGTTTAAGACCGGCGTTGTGTCGGATATTCTTCGCACGACCAAAAAGAACCAGTCCGGCATTCTGTCTAGCAAAACTGTCGGCCGATTTTTAGCCGACGAAGACGCTGCCGCGCAGTTTGCGACGACATTTGGAAATGACGCCGTGGCGCGTCGGGCTATGGAAGCTGGTATTCAGGACATGGCGCGGGTCAAGGCCGTTGATCCCATCACACATGCTGTTGATCCAGATAAGATAACTTCGTTTATCGCGGATAATCAGTCTAAGTTTGACCTTATGGGTATAGACGCCGAACAGATTCTTGATCCTGTTCGTCGTGAGGCTCAGACGTTTCTTGAAGGTCGACGCGAACTTGAGCGCGACGCATCGTTCTTCCGCACGGATCGTGGCGAAGCTCTGCGCACAGGCGCGGAATATGCTGACGCACTACTGAAAAATCCGGCCGCTATGGATGTTGGCGTACGCCGGCTTTCGCCAGCCGGACGCGCGGCGCTTACTAAAGAAATTACGGATCGTGCGATCCGCGAGATTAATACGCGTTCGCCCGATAAAGCATTGAACTATTTGGATAAGAACAAAGGCACTATTCGCATGGTGCTGGATAAGTCCGGTTTTGATCGTCTTCAGAACTTGGCCAAGAATCAGCAAGCGCTGCTTGACGTTGAAAAGCGCGCGGTTAAGCCTACGGTTCAATTAGACGTTGATCTGTCTAATGTGCCGCCGGAAATAATGACCGATTTCAATATGGTGGCGCGTGAACTTCAGCGCGTTAAAGCGGCGGAAGAAATGTCCGGTCTGCGCCCGGCGCAAAAGATTGGTGAAATTGGAACGGAAGACATTAAAACGGCCAAGGCGCTTAAACCTGATTTTATCGACAGCCGTTTGTCGATCATGGAAAAGATACTTGATTTTGCGGGTAAATATATAAACCGCAAAACCACGGCCGTGCTGGCGGACGCGTTAATCCGTAATCCTGAAAAGGCCGCTGATCTTATTGAGCGTGAGATAACGCGCCGGGCTAAAGCTGCGACACCTGCGCCTGAATCGCGCCGTCGCACGTTAAGCCGCACAGCTATAACCGGCGGTATTGCTATGCAAAACAATATGTCACCCGAAAACCGCAACGCTATGGCGAGATGATTATGGTCGAATACCAAGTTCTTTTTGATGTAGCCATTGGCGTGATCGGCGTGCTGGGCGGCTGGACGCTTAATACGGTTTGGGCGGCTGTGAAGGATCTCCAAGAGGCCGACAAAGAGTTGGCGGAAAAAGTTGGCCAGATTGAAGTGCTGGTTGCCGGCCGCTATATAACGCGCGAAGAATTCAATTTGACGCTCAACCAAGTGTTTGAACGTCTTGATAAAATTCGTGACATGCTCAGCACAAAGGCTGACCGATGAACTTCCAGATCTTCTTCGACGATGTGCGTAACAGCCTATTCGGCGGCAAACTGTCGCAGGGCCAAGTCGAAGGCATGGAAAAGATCATCAACTATTCGACCGTCAGTCTTGACCAGTTGGCGTATGTCCTTGCGACCGTCAAATGGGAGACGGCGCACACGATGCAGCCGATTAAAGAATACGGCTCGACTGCGTATCTCAAGTCCAAGCCTTACTGGCCCTATTACGGCAGAGGGCTTGTCCAGTTAACCTGGAAAGACAATTACGCTAAATACGGTTTGGACAAGACGCCCGACAAGGCGCTGGAATGGGACTCGTCATTGTTTGTGCTGTTCGACGGCATGATTAAAGGCTTGTTCACAGGTAAAAAACTAGACGACTACATTAACGACAATAAGCGCGACTACATCAACGCGCGGCGGATCATTAACGGGACTGATCGCGCCAAAGAGATTGCGCAGATTGCGGACGCTTATCGCACTGCCCTTATCGCTGCGCAAGATCCCGTTGCTCCCCCTGCCGACGATGATCTCCAAGCCCGCTTCGATCAGATGCTTGCCATTTCCCTGACAAGCAACCCCCAGATTCAGGACTTGGTTCGGCAACTTTGCAGAAGGAAATAAAATGATCAACAACCCCTACACGACCTTCAGCGGCATTCTCGCCCTTCTAACCGTGCTGTGGCACGCGTATCAGACCAAGACTGTCAACTGGGATGACCTTCAGACGGCGCTTGTCGGTCTGGGTCTGGTCGCCGCTAAAGACTGGAACGTCACGGGCGGCTCTAAGATTCAGGACTGAAAGAGGCAGGCCGAAGTTGCCAAACCTAAGACTGTCGAAGAGACTGCTGCTGATCTTGATGCTGGCAAGTTCTAGCGGTTGTCAGTCTGTGAGCGGGGGCGCATGTCCCCCGCTCGTCAATTACTCAGCGGAACGCCAAACCAGAGCCGCCAAGGAATTACGTTCACTCCCCAAGGGCAGCGAGTTGGCCAACATGGTCGTGGACTACGGCAAGCTCCGCAGCGCGTGTCGGCTTTAAAGCTTTGGCTGGCTTACGGTCAGCCTTCTTCTGATAGTCGATAAATTCTGTGCCGGCCTTTGTCGCGGTATAGTCCGCCGCGAACGTCGCTGCGAACAGTTCATAGTTCACCGCGTCAATGTGGCTGTCCATGTGATCGGGTGACGCAAACGCGCGGGCGTTCTTAACGCAAGCAAGGATGATGGCGATTTCGTAAGGGTGAAAATCACGCCCCAGACGCAAGCTGGCAAGATCCGCCGCGAGCTGGAAATTGTTTTCAATGCCGCCGTAACCTTCACCGCGCTGGTCGATGATGGCGCTGGCGTCTTTAAGCAGTTCTTGAGGTGTCATCGTTTATGATCTCCATAATGGCCGCCCTTTCTCTCAACATTCTCAGCACTGTGAAGCGCTGATGCAGTCGCACTAGGATCGTAGAGCGCCGGGCGTGACGCATCTCTTCCTCCAGAAGATCTTTCACTTCTGTCTCGGTAAGATCAGCTAACTGATCGTTAAGGGTTTTCCACGTTAAGTTCTGCAAGGGCGATTTCCGCTAAAGATTTCTTGTCTTGTAAACTAGACAAGATCCTTTCGTCAATAGTTTTATTACACATGATGACGTAGCACCACACATCGCGCGTCTGTCCGCTGCGGTGCAAACGACCAATGGTCTGCTCGAACAGCTCCAGCGACCACGGCAGCGACAAGAATACGATCTTGTTGCCACCAAATTGAAGGTTCAACCCGTGGCCGGCGCTTTTGGGGTGGATTGCCAGCAACTCTATCTTGCCAGCGTTCCAGCGCTCTACGGAATCAGGCTCGTCAATTGTCGATACATTGAATTGACGTTGTAACTCGGCTAATTCTTCTTTGTAATTGTAGACGATGATGGTGTTGTCTCGTTGGTTTTCGTCGAGGATGTCTCGGAGAGATTCAAACTTCTGGCGTCCAAACCACTTAGCAACGCCTTGGCTATCATAAGCGAAGCCGGAGGTAAGCTGCTGAAGTTTGTTTGTGACAGCAGCCGCTGTCGGAGCCGTGATCTCTTCATGCACATATTCCTTCTTCATGTTTTCATAGGGTTCGCGGTCGTCGAGATCGCATCGGATCTGCACGACATGCAGCTCAGGCAACTTGTCTTTGTATTCGCCAGGCTCCAGCACATAGGTCGCTGGCTTGATCGCCTCCATGACCTTCGGCAGCGCTTGCGGCAGCGGCTCCCATTGGCCATAGTCACGGTTCACGCAGTAAAAATACTGTTGCAAGAACGCGCCTTTGCTGCGGCCTAGCAACGTCTGATCGACGACCTTGCACTGGCCAAACACGTCTTCTAGGCCGTTCGACGTAAATGATCCGGTAAGCCCCCATCGAATTTTGAACTGATCGAGGATCTTGAGCAGGAACTTAAACCGCTTGCCGGATGGGTTCTTGAGCCGCGTCAGTTCGTCGAAAACAATTCCGTCAAAGTCTTTAGGGTCAATCGACGGTATGTTGTCGTAGTTGGTGACGACTATATCGACATCGGCTGCGAACGCTTTCTTGCGCTGCGCTGGCGTGCCGATTGCAACAGCCATGCTCATATGTTCAGCCCATTTAGGCTTTTCCACAGGCCACACGTCAGTGCAAACGCGCTTCGGCGCTAACACAAGCCAACGGTCGCAATGACCTTTAGCTGTCATGTCCGACATCGCCGTCAACGTGATCGCTGTCTTACCCGCGCCAACCGGCGCGAGGATCATGGCTCGGTCGCGGCTAAAGAGGAAGTCGGCGGCTTCGTGCTGGTATGGGCGTAAATCCATTTGTCAACTTCTTCTTTAGACCAAAGACAATCGTAGTTCTGACTGAGCGTCATCATCTCGATTGCAAATCGTCGCTGTAGTTCGCTGAGTTTGCCGCCGGGGCGCTTCAGTTCTATGAAGTGCGTCGTGCCGTCAGGTAGACAGACCACGCGGTCGCTGACGCCGCGATTAGACGGCGATACGAACTTATAGGCTCGACCGCCGACCTGAGCGACGCGGCGCATGAAATACTTTTCTATGTCTTTCTCTAGCATAAAAAGTCTCTTGACATACCCGTAAAGAAAAGTCTAGTGTCGAATCACTGAAAGGTAAGGTAATG